AATTGTCAATGGTTCTGATGGTTCTGGCTGTTCAAATGCCACAGATGTGTCATCAGTTGGGAAATAGAACCATCCAACAATCCCATCAAAATTGCGTGTGTTGTAACGTGCTGGACCTCCGACATAGAGGGAATCAGCATTTCCATCAATATTCTGTTCGATAGTTCTCATAGTGAATCCATCGCTGTCTTCAATCACAATACCTGTATGACCGTAAGGATGACCATACAGATATTGTGTATCCATGACGAAAATGGCCCCTGCTCGTGGATTGACTCCTACCGCATCGTATACTACTTCATACCCTAACCCAGCGGCTGAATTAAGTAGGTCAATAGCATTTCCCCAGAGAGCTTTTCCGAAAAAGTTGATAGAAATTGAATTTGGGAGGTCTACACATTGGGTTCCGTATGCACCATCTGCATCAGTTCCAACACCTTGATTGGCCAAAGATTCTGAAAAACTTAAAATATCATTTGTTGCTACCATTCTTGAACCTCATTTCTTCCATTGTTCATTGGCTTTTTTTACAGCGGCTTCAATAAATGTGTTTAATTGGTCATTAGTCAAATTGATGTTATATGCTTCTAGCCCTTCGATCAAGCTAGTCTTAGCATGCTCCATTTTATCCTTGCCGTGGATGTCCAATGTTCCTGCCACTTGTTCAGTGGCATTCACAGCGTTGTTTGCAAGAATTTCAGCAACTTCAAGAGCTTTCTTCCCTCCACGAGTCAAGAGATATTTCTTGACTGCTTGGACAACAATTCCAACCAAAATTACAAGAATACTCATTGCGCTACTTGTTACAATATCAGTGATTTGATTCATTTTTCTTTTCTCCTTTTTTGATTAGTTTACTAGGCTCTTCCAAGCCGTCTTTTAACTGAAATTTTTCATGATCAATATTTTGTTTCACAAGACGATCTAGGCCAGGAATTTCAACTCCTAAAGCTGAAAGACTGGCAAGAATACTGGAACCGTATGCTGCCATCATTGCGACAATGAAGGCATCAACTACAGCTCCAAGATTCATATACAGAGCGAATGGATAGCCAATGGCTACAATCAAGATCATAGCTGTGTGGCTTACCAGCCCTTTTCTCCACTTCCTGCTTGAAAATTCGTGATAGGCCCACGCTCTAGATACACCTATAACAATATCTAGAGCAACAATGGCCATAAACATGAACACAATCATGTGTTCATCAATCCCATGATCATAAAAATCCCGTACTACTTCAATGATTCCAAAAATTCCATCTGGTTCTTTATACATCAATCACACTCCTCTCAATTTATGATTCAGGTTGTGTGACTGGTTGAGTTTCAAGATCTCCTGATGGTTTATTTTGCTTCTCTTCTTTGGGAACTTCCCAATTGTAGATTGCGAGTTTCCCATTTTGGAGAAGTGGGCCTTTCAAGTCTTTGATAGATTCGCCATTATAGACAAAATCATAGTTGACTTGTACAAGCACACGTTTTCCTTCACTGAATTTTTCAGTGTGATCAGGATCCACGAGGGTGAAGATGTCATGTTGTTTGTAGGTTTTACCTACTTGAGCAGCTTCCACAAGTTCAAGCGCTCGCTTGTAGAGCGTTGGATCAAGTGGGTTGTCTTGATTGGTGACAGCTACGAGAACCGACCAATCAGCAAGAGCTTTGTTATTTTGAATTAGGGCATCTTTCTTTTCGTTCTCTTGAGTGAGTTCTTGAATCTTCAGGATGGCATTCTTATTGGCATCAACAGACTTGTCAAGCTCTTTCTTGAGGGCCACGATAGCGCCAGAAGGGTCTAGCTCCATCCGTACAAGGTTTAGAACAGCTTCCACAAGGGTTGCTTCTTCATCTGCCATGCGGTTGTTTGGAAGAGATTCTTCAAATACCCGGTATGGATAATCTTGCTTGATGGAAACCTTTGTGGCATTAGCCACAGGATCATAGGCTTTGAACTGCACTTTATAATTCATTAGCATTTACCTCATTCTTATTTTTAATTTCTTCAAATAGGTCCTTCAAATCTTTGTCAGATTCCAGAACAGAGCGATAGATTTCTAGTTCTTTGAGGAGCTGTTGTTTCTCCTGTTGTGCTTCAGTCAATCGTGCTTTGAACTCAGCTTCATTGATTGATTTACTAGCCAATTGATTAGCTAGATCTGTGATGATTGATACATAAGTGTTTTCTTTCATTTGTTTACTCCATTATAAAATATGATCTCGATTGTAAGAGAAGTTTTCTAGCATGCTTTGTACTTTCGCTTTCATTGCACCGGTCATATTAATTTGACCAAGGGCATGCGCCCACAGCTTCCATAAAGCGGCCACACTTTCATCTAGACGTATAAATTCGGTCGGGCTGTCTGTATCTGACTTTGTTTTTTTAGGGATAACAAAATGCCTGCACCAAATTTCTGAGTTTTTTTTCCAAGTTCCCGGAGTTAATGTCTGGGTTACTACACTAAAATTCCAGCCATCATCACCCGAAGCGTGACGCATGTGGTTGTAGTCCCCGTACTGAAAAACTTTATCAACACTACTGTTCGAGTTGTTATCTATTACGATCCCAGAAAATGATACGGAATTCCAATTTTTTGAGCCATTCCGATTGCTACCAATGATTGTTTTGGAATGTTTTTGCCCGTTTTCGATAGAAGACTCATAACGTATGAATTGAGTTGGATATCCAGCGTCTTCTCTTGATATCGAAGCTGTGTTGTTCGTCATTATTAATTGATTTTTTACCAAATCAAAAGTTAGTGATCCATCAGAAGAGGTTATTCTATCACCAGTAAAACGATTTGAAGCGATGTCAATAGAGTTTAATTGAGTAATGAATGCCTTCTGTGAAATCAACTCTCTGATGAAAGCTTGATTGGATACAAGCTTGTTAATCATTGCGGAGTCCACCAGTAACTTATCCGCTGTCACTGCATTACTAGCTAAAATCTGAGTAGTGACTGATCCAGCTTCCATGTGACTAGTCCGGACGCTCTGAGAAGCCAGATGCCTACTTGTGATAGATCCATCAACTACCATGTCACCTTTAACCTTGATCAATTGTGCGATTAGAGCAATTGATTCCGGCTCTTGTACGAGCAATGAGCTGATGGTTTTTCCACTAATTTCCTTACCAACACCTAAGCTGATTTGACCAGGAGTGATCTGAATATCTGTTTTTTTAATTGTGTCTTCCAATTTATTGGTTACAGTCGCAAACTGACCATCTACAGTCTGCTTATATTCAGCAATCTTAGATGCTATAACTTGATCATTATTCTGTTTTAAATCTTCAAATTTTAGATTTAAGCTGGCTACATCTTCGTTATAACTAGATTTCCTTACATAGTTTTCCTCAATTCTAGATCGTTCGGCAGAAATCTGTTTTGCAGTCTCTTCTCTCGTGTACTTATTTAAAGCATCTTTTCTAATTTCATCGGAATCTACATAGGATTCAATAGAAGCGATTCTTGTTATCAAACTATTCGCCGTTCGTTCAAAGGATGATTTTGCTTCTGTTATTAAGCTTTCCTGATCCTTGATTGATGGAGACCATTCACTTTTTACTGTGGCTTTTTCAACTTTAACTTCCCAAACGGATCTTAGTTTATTTGGATCTTTTCGATATGTATTTACCCGTAGATGATAAATTCCAGTAGGTTTATTCCATACAATCTTTGTTCCAAATGTACCGGTTTTTAAATCAGAAACAATTTGATAATTTTGATATTTATCATCCATTAACCAGAGTACGACATTATCGCTTTCCATGCTACCAATGTGTAATGCTGTGAAATTTCCATCTGTTTTGGCACTAACAATATACTCCTGCCCTTGTTCTAGGTAGATGGATGTCTCGTTTTTGTAAAGCACATTATTATCAAAATTTGCTGGTTGTTTGTTCGGTTTAAATGGTCCTTTCGAACCATTTAGCAAATTGACGCCACCGATTTTTAATGAAGTAAACTCTTCTTTGACCCCTGCCAGTGTCTGCTCAACATAAGACCGATCTGCTTTGCCAGTGGTCACATTAGTGAGATCAGAGATGGCTTTCTCAGTCGTTTGCTCAAATCGTGATTGTGCGCCTTGAATTCCAACAAATTGGCTCTGTATCTGAGCTTTGAAATCATTGATCAGCTTCTGGATATCAGTATCACTGGTCTTTAGTTTGTCAGTAGTAGCTTTCAGCCCTTCCATATTGACTTCAATGCCATTGTATTTAGCTTTGAACTCTTCTGCAATTTCATTTTTGTTCTTCTGATTAGCAGCATTGATCTTCTCAGTGACTTGAGCTGAGATTTCCTCTTTGACCACTTCAGCTTGAGCCTTGGCTTCCTCAATGCCATCTGTGATTTCTTTCTTCAAAGCTCCTGCTTTGTCTTCAAAGGCCCTGTTGGCATTGTCAACCAATACTTTCAATTTCTTGTAGTATTCATCATCCTCTTGAGTCTTTTGAACTGTATCAAGAATTTCAGATGCTACATCAGAAATTCCATTAGAGCCTGACATGCCTCCACCGTGACCAGCCTTGTCATCAAATGTAAGAGAAATATACTCTTCTGAAAGAGCATCATAAACATAGCCTACAGCTTTCTTCTTCAGCATGACATCATGCTTCAAGCTCATGATGGTCACTGTGTCACCAAGATGAACAGTTTGACCATCTAGCTCATAAGCTTCCACCTTGATCTGATCAGTGGACTTGTCAATGTCACCATTCTTGAATTTGGCTTCACCCCATCTTCTCAATTCTTCCTCTGTAGTAAGATCATTGTTCTCATACTCAGCTTCATTGATATAAGGATAATTGCCAATGAGGGGGCTGT